GAACCCGCCAGGGGGTCCGGGCAGTCGTACATCGACAAGATTTACAGCCGGTCCTCTGCCATGCTGGAGAGTATCAGGAGCGCCATTCTGGAGAATGTACAGGGCGTTGAGTCTGTTGCTCCTTATGAGAACGACACCAATGTCACCGACGAGATGGGCAGACCCCCTCATAGCGTAGAAATCGTCGTGGACGGCGGCAGCGCCACAGAAATCGCCCAGCAGATTCTCAACACGAAGGCCGGAGGCATCAGCACTTACGGTAGTGTGGAAACGGTTCTTCCGGGCGTATACGGAGAGGACATCACCATCCGTTTCAACCGCCCGACCTATGTGTACGTCTGGTTCCAAGTGGGCGTCACCCTCAGCTCCAGCATCAACACCCCTACCAACTATGCAGACCTCATCAAAGAAACTATTCTGGAGTGCATGGAAGAGGTAGAAGCTGGTAGTGATGTTGTTCCGCAGCGGTTTACCACCGAACTATATAAGAAAGTGGCAGGCATCGACTACTTTGACATTCGGCTCTTCTCCTCGACAGATTCTTCCGCAAGTCCTTCGTCCTATACGGAGCGCAGCGTGAGCATCACCGCAAGGCAGCGGGCCATCACCAGCGAAAGCCGAATCGGGGTGGTCATTGATGGTTGATTACATTGAGCTATTGAAGCAGGACCTCGTAGAGCAATTCAAAGAGAAACCTGTCATAGATGCGCTGATGGAGGCCATTGGCAGGCAGCTCAATGATGTTCGGCTGTTCTTCGAGGACCTCAAAACAAAGCGCAGCGTAGAAGAGTCCGTGGGAAAGCAGCTCGACGGTGTAGGCGACATCGTTGTGCTGACACGGAAAGAGGCCGGTGAGCTGGCCTGCATCCCCGAGTCCGTTTTTGTTTTGGAGGATGATGAATACAGGCGATTCCTTATCTACAAGATTTGGAAGAACACGAACCGCTGCACTTACTATGACATAATCCATTCCTTCCAGATGTTCTGGGATAAGCCCCTCTACTACCGAGAGGACGAGGAGCAGCCTGCCACAATGATATTCGAGACAGATGAGCTTGCGCCAGAGGACAACGCGCAGGCTCTTCTTAATGCCCCGTTTGTGAAGGCGGCTGGAGTCGGCATCAAGGTCATTGCCTATACCACTTCGCCGGAGATGCGGTGTACTCTCCCTATTACCGGCATACTCGGCAGAGGGTATCAGAGCACTACGCTGCCTGAAATCCCTGTTGGAATCGACCTCGAAGATACAGTAAAGCCGATTCCGGCGTTCCAGAACATCATGCAGACAAAACTACCTGAAATGGAGGTATCAGAATGAGTTGGTATGGCTTCACAGTCACAGACCAAGGCAGAGCGCTGATTGCCAAGCTCGTTGCCGGTAAAACGCTCTCGCTCTCCCGCATTATGGTGGGCAGCGGTGCCTGCCCCGATGAAACAAACCCGAAAACGCTCACAGACCTCGTAGCCCCCGTTGCGGCGGCAACTTCCACTGTCCCCACCTACGACGGTGCCAGTGTGAAGATGATTGTAGAATACAGGTCCGACCTGAACGGCGGCTTGGACGAGGGATTCTGGCTCAACGAGTTCGGAATCTACGCCTACGACCCCGATGAGGGCGAGGTGCTCATCTACTATGGCTGCCTCGGCAATTATCCACAGTGGGTCAGCGCTGCGTCCTCTACCGGCGTAGATGTACGCAGATACCCCGTGTGCATCGACATTGGAGATGAGTCCGGCGTCGAGATTGACTACTCCGCAGAGGCTTGGATGACCTCGGAGGATGTAGCCGAATACTGCATGGTCACGGTGCTCCCCCTCTTCTTGGAGGAAGCACAGAAGCTGATTGATGCACACAACATTGATGTCAACGCCCATTTCTCCATCCGAAACGACGTGACTGACTTGGATGCTCGCCTCTCGCTGCTTGAGCTGATGTTCAACACTGAGGTCACGGGCAACCCGTTCACCGTTACTTTTGAGACGCTCGACGGCGTGACCGTTGAGGGCGTCTGGAATACCGAGTCGAAGAGGATTGAGTTCTGATGAGCAAAGAAGAGTTTGTTTTCGCCAGACCGCCCAACGAGCTGTCCTGCATTATCGGCAGCCTGTTCGCTGAACTAAACACCCCATGCGAGCACATCTGCAAAGACGACGGAATTGTGCTCTGTGGCACTACGTTCAGCGGTAACGAAGGCGTCCTCGTTATCCGGCACGACTGCTGCCGGTTCTATGGAGAGCCAAGTGATATAGAACAGGCCCTCAATGGAGTGTGCTTAGAAAGGAAATGCGGTCGTGGCAGAAACACCGAAAGAGTTCCAGATTGGAAATAAGGCAAAAGACCTGCTCATTTACACCTTTACCGTTACGAAACCTGCCAGTGAGAAAAGCCTCGAAACGAAGGATGTTCTCTCAACGATGCTGAAGCTCAAAACCATGAAGCCTGAAGAGGTACAGGCGTTCTGCACGGACGCCGCAGACCGGCTCAAACGCTCTTCCGGCAAGCAGGGTTTTCCAAAGAGCACGATTCACACATACATCAGGCTCCTGCGTGAGACCGTGGTGAATATTGTGGTCAGCATCCAGATGGCGAACGACTGTCGGTTCGAAGTCGAGTACGACAAGAGATTGTCGTTCATCGACGAGGCCCTCAAGGGCTGCAACCTTATGCTCCAGCTCATCAATATTAGTTTGGAGCTTGGGTATGTCAGCATTAAGAGAAGCCAGCACTGGACAAAGCTCGTAACGGATGTGAAGTACATGAGCTTGTCGTGGAAGAAGAAAGATTCTGTACGGGCTGAGTCACTTCGCTCTGCCGCTCTCGCAAAAGAGCAGGCAAAGGAAGATGAACGTATTGCCCGTGTCATCGCTGCGGTGATGGCAAAGCTGAATCAGGATGCACAGCGGTAGCACAGCCGCTTTGTATCAGGGTATGACTCATTCCCGCCACCAACTGGTGGCTCCGCTCCCCGAACACCAACAACACCAACAACGTCTGGAACGTCAACTCCAATGGTAACTACAACAACTGGAACTACAACAACACTTACGGGGTTCGGCCCGCTCTGATGGAAAGGCCAGTGTGACTAGCCTTACAGCGAAAAGAGTGTCCCCATCATCAAAGGGAGTCATATCCTGCTCCTTGCTATTGTGCAACCGGCAAGGGCGAATACAGTACGCCGATGCCGCAGGCCCTACGGGGAAGGCGGCTGCCACGGCGTTTAGTTTTATCAATACGGAGGTGATGCCTATGACTTTTGACGAGATGTGCGAGTTTGAGGTGCTGTACAACGCATTCCTCGCCGCAAGACGAGGAAAGAGAAGCAAGTACAGCGCCGCTCAGTACGAGGCAAATGTCTTACAGCTCACCGAAAGACTTTCCTATATTCTCAGAACCCAAAAGTATGTACCGAGGAAATTCGAGGTTTTCTATGTACGAGAACCGAAACTCCGTCTGGTGCAAGCTCCGGCGTTTGTTGATAAGGTGGTGCAGCACGCTCTCGTGGATAACATTCTCTACGAGGCTATCACGAATAGCTTCATCCTTGACAACTATGCCAGCCAGCGTGACAAAGGTACTCACTACGGCCTTTCGAGGCTCCGCTCTGCAATGCTCTCCTACTTCCGCACGAGAAAAGGAAGAGACGAGGAGTATCGCAGGTCAAATGGCCTCCCGTACAAGCCTATGAGCGAGTGGGACTACGCTGACGGCTGGGTTCTGAAATGCGATGTCAGGAAGTTCTTCGCTTCCATCGACCATGACCTTGTAAAGCAAAAGCTCAGGGAACGGGTTGAGGATGGCAGGGTGTTCGAGCTGATGTGTACCTATATTGACACCTCAGACGGCCTTCCTCTGGGCTACCAGACATCGCAACTGCTCGCGCTGATGTTCCTCGATGAATTTGACCATTTCGTGAAGGAGCGGCTTCGGATTCGGTACTACGGACGGTATATGGATGACTTCTACCTCATTCACGAGGACAAGGAGTACCTTCGATACTGTCTAAAGGAGATTCGCGCTTACCTTGCGGACCTTCACCTTGAGCTTAACCAGAAAACGGCGATTTTCCCGTTGCGAAACGGGATTGATTTTTGCGGCTTCCACACCTATTTGACCGAAACAGGAAAAGTAGTTATGAAGCTGCGCCGTTCTTCCATTCAGCGCATGAACGCTCGACTCAGGTACTGGTCTAAAGCCTATCCAAAAGGAGAGGTCAGCAAAGAGGACATAATTATCAGCTTCAAGGCATGGAACGCCCATGCCGCACACGGTAACACCTACATCTTGCGAGATAGATACCGCAAGAGGGTGGAAAACATCATAAAGGAGGCAATCAGCATATGAGCACAAAACTCGGCTCGATGTCAGTCGGCAGCACTGTCAAACTGAAACTCGGCGGTACTGCAAGGGACTTCTTGGTCGTACATCAGGGTCTCCCGTCCAGTATGTACGATTCGAGCTGCAACGGCACTTGGCTGCTGCTGAAGGACATCTACACCACGAGAACTTGGGACAGCTCGAACAACGACTACAAGAACTCCGACATTCGTTCCTACCTGAACGGCACTTTCTTAAACCTGTTCGATAACGACATCAAGAACGCTATTAAGCAGGTGAAAATCCCGTATCAGAACGGCACTGGCTCTGGCGGTTCGGTAGCATCCGGCGCAAACGGCCTGAGCTGCAAAATCTTCCTGCTGTCCGGCTACGAGGTTGGCTTTAGTACCAGCGATAACTCGTACTTCCCTCGTGACGGCGCAAAGCTCTCGTACTTCAGTTCTGGTACAGGCAGCGCTGCTAATAACAAGCGCATCGCCAAATATAACGGCAGCGCCACCAGCTGGTGGCTCCGCTCCCCGGTCACC